CTACAGGAAATCCTGCACAACCCCCATTAGGAAATGGACCTGGTGGATTCGGGGGTGTCGGAGGTGGAGTACCTTCTGTTGTTTTTGGAACATCTGGAGAATCTTCTGGAGGCTTTTATTATTTTTCAGGTGGCGGTGGCGGCGGTGCTGCTAGTCCTGGTGGAACTCCTGGAGCAGGTGGAACAGGCGGCGGCGGTGCTGCTTTAGCTCCTGGTACAGGTAATGCTGGAACTGCAAATACAGGTGGAGGCGGTGCTGGAAACTCAAATTCTGCTGGTACTGGTGCAGCTGGCGGTTCAGGTATAGTAATTATAAGGTATAAATTTCAAAATTAGGTAAAAATTATGGCACATTTTGCAAAAATAGGTTCTAGTAATAAAGTTATCCAAGTGGTAGTTTTAAATAATAATGATATGTTAAATGCTGATGGCATTGAAGATGAAACAGTAGGTCAACAAAAATTACAACAGTATGGTAATTGGCCAGCACAAATGTGGATTCAAACTTCATACAACACATCTGGTGGTCAACACAACTTAGGTGGAACTCCATTAAGAGGAAATTATGCAGGTATTGGTTATACTTGGGACGAAGATAATAATATATTTTGGCCTAAAAAACCTTACACATCTTGGGTAAAACATATTGAATCAGCTTCTTGGAAATCACCAATCGGTGATGCACCAGCATTAACTGCTGAACAAATTGCGGATACAGCTAACATATACCGTTATGAATGGAATGAAACCGGACAATCTTGGGATTTACTTACTGTTTCAAGTACATAAATTAAAATAACTTATTTGTATAAATTAAAAAAATAATATATAAATAGTTGCAGTATGCGACAAAAGTATTATTTTTTAACTGGTTTTCCAAGATCTGGAAATACTTTATTATCTACAATTTTAAACCAAAATAAAGACATCGCAACTTCTGGGCATTCTTATGCTCCTCAAGTATTTTTTAATTTAGAGACAATTAAATACGACGATAAGTATAATTACTTTCCAGCAAAAGATAGTTTAAAAGAAATACAAAAAAACGTACTTTTTAATTTTTATAAACAATGGAAACAAAAATATATAATAAGTAGAGGAGAGTGGGCTACTCCTTTTAACTATAATATATTAAAACAATATTGTCCTAATGAAATTAAATTAATTTTTCTTGTAAGAAACCCTGTAGAAATAATAACTTCTTATTTAAATTTATGTAATAAATATCCAGATTTTTATATAAACTTCGAATATAATCAAATGGATAAAACTGCACTACATAGAAGTGAAATAGAAGAAAAAATAGAATTGATTACTAAAAAAAATAGTTTATTTGATTTTTCTTGTATGGCATATAATTTTATAAAACATAACAAAGATGTACTTTTTATTGATTATAATAATTTAATAAAAAACCCTGAAAATAATATTAATAAAATTTATAATTTTTTAAAGATACCAAAATTTAAACATAGTTTTAATATTACGGAACAATTTTCAATAAATAATATTACGTATGACGACAGTATTTTAAAAGCTCCTATGCATACTTTAAAAACAGGAGAACTTAAAAAAACAATATACAATGAAATTAAAATTCCTGAGTATATAATTGAAAAATATAAAAATTATGAATTTTAACTATATTGGTAAAACAGATGTCTCAACTATAGCTTCTAAAGTTAAAAAAATTAATATTTGGGATGATTATATATTTAGACAAAAAACATATGATGTACATAAATATACTAAAACAATACCATTGATATTTGATGAAGATTTTAGAAACCATAATCCTACTTATCATTTTAATTATAGTATATATAAAAATGAAATGAATAAGTTTAAGAATATATTTTCTAAAAAATTTGGTAAAGGATATATTATAAGAGCACTACTGGTAAATTTAGAAGCTCAAAAAAATATACCTAATCATATTGATAATTCATTTTCATTAGATATATGTAAAAGAGTCCATATTCCTGTAATTACAAATAATAAAGTAATTTTTAATGTAGGTGAAGAAAAAATAAATTTAAAAAAAGGTGAAATGTGGGAAATAAATAACTCAAAAAAAATACATTCAGTTAAAAATAATAGTAAATCTGATAGAGTGCATTTAATAATAGATTGGGTAACAGAATGATTAAAAAAACTTTATCAGAACAAGCATTGTATTATGGAGATATAGCAATGCCTAAAGATTGGGACATTGACCGAGATAAATTAATAGAAGATATTTTAAAATCAGTACTTCAAAAAAAAGATTTTCCGTTTTCAAGGAATTGGGATAAGTTAAATACTTATATAAGAGATCATATTAATCTTGAATATAGTCTCAAGTTAATTAATAAAAACACGTGGGGAAATAACTATAAACCTAATGAGACAACAATTCCTTTATTAAATATTGATCCGGTGGATCTACGTAACTCTCCAGACTTTACATTATTATATGGGGTAAAAGTCAAAAACTGTAATGTTAGAATACATTATGAAGATAACAGACGTAAAGGAAGAAGTTGGGACATAGAACTTAAAAATAATATGTTTATAATGTTTCCATCCTCTAATATGTATTACCTAACTAATAATCAAAAGGATAGTTTAAATTTTGTACAGACTATAACTTATGACTATGTCGGATAATTTAAATAAAATATATATTTTTGATAATGTATATCCATCACACGTAACTCAAAAATTTTATTCTTTTATACTTAATTCATATTTTAAGTTAAATTTAAAGGATAGTGAATCTTTTGATTATAAAAGTTCTGATATGTTTGGAGCTATATTTACAAAAGAAGATTTAATTAAGTTAGGTGCAATAGAACATCTACCTATTAACATTAGAAATAAATTTAAAATGAATTTAAATAATCTTAACCGATGTTTAATAAACGCTATTACTCCATCGGGTGTATACCATCCTCATGATGATTCTCTTGATAATGCTAAATGGAGTTTTATTTATTATGCTAATATGAAATGGGATTTAGAGTGGGGTGCAGACACTTTATTTTTAAATAACAACAAAGAAGATATAATTAAAACTGTTCAGTGTAAGCCAAATAGAGTAGTTATTTTTGATGCTACCATTCCTCATTTGATTAGACCTTCTACTTCTATAGCTCCCGCCTATAGATTTTCTTTAAACATGACTTTTTCAAAATGAATATATTCCATCATTACTGGTACTTTACCTCTGCAATACCTCCTAAAATATGTGATGACATTATAAAATATGGATTATCGAAATCGGAGACTATGGCTAGAACGGGTGGATATGGTGATAAAGAATTAACTAAAGACGAAATTAAAAATATGCAGAAAAAAAGAAAATCAGATTTAGTTTGGTTAGATGATCAATGGATATATAAAGAATTACATCCTTATATACAGGAAGCTAATAAATCAGCAGGTTGGAATTTTGAATGGGATAGATCAGAGTCTTGTCAATTTACAAAATACAAACACAACCAATATTATGATTGGCATTGTGATTCTTTTGGAAAACCTTATAAAAAAGAAGATCCTAATCATCCAGAAAACGGTAAAATTCGAAAACTATCTATGACTTGTCAGTTAACAGATAGTTCAGAATATCAAGGTGGTGAATTAGAGTTTGACTTTAGAAACTATGAGCCCCATATGAGAGAAGAAGCTAAACATTTGAAAAAAGCAAAAGAGATACTTCCTAAAGGATCTATCATTGTGTTTCCATCATTTGTATGGCATAGAGTTAAACCCGTAACAAAAGGAACTAGATATTCATTGGTGATGTGGAACCTTGGATACCCATTTAAATAAGATGTATATAAATAATTACTTTAGCACAACTATTTGGTCTGAACAAAAACCAGAGTTTATAAAATCTTTAGATAAAGCTTCTAACAAATATATTAAAGATTCAAAAAATAAACAAAAAAAATTTATTAAAGAACATGGAGATTTTGGAACGTCCTATCATTCAACACCATTAACAGCTGACAATAATTTTAGAGATTTTAGAGATTACGTTGGTCAAAAATCTTGGGAATATTTAGATCATCAAGGTTATGATATGTCACAATACACAACATTATTTAGTGAAATGTGGGTACAAGAGTTTGCTAAAAAAGGAGGTGGAAATCATTCAGCTCACGTTCATTGGAATCAACATGTTTCAGGATTTTATTTTTTAAAAGCAAGTGATAAAACATCAATGCCAGTATTTCACGAGCCACGTACTGGAGCTAGAGCTACAAAATTAAAAATGAAAACAAATATAAAAGGTGTATTACCGGCAGCAGAATTAATTTATGTTAGACCTAAACCTGGAACATTAGTTATATTTCCAGGGTTTTTAGAACACGAGTTTACAGTAGATTTTGGTAAAGAACCTTTTAGATTTATACATTGGAACATACAAGCTGTACCAAAAGAGATGGCAAAAGATGTTTAAAAATAAAAAATATACAGTTATCCGTCAAGCAATATCAAAAGACTTAGCGACTTTTGTTGCAAACTATTTTAGTATGCAAAAACAAGTTTATGATACTTGTATAAATTCTAGATACATATCCCCTTTTGAACATATTATAGGCTACTATGAAGGACAAGAGGAACAGATACCAAATACTTATAGTCAATATTCTAACATAGCTATGGAGACTTTAATGTTAAAGTGTCAACCAGAAATGGAAAAAGTAACAGGATTAAAATTATATCCAGCTTATACTTATGCAAGAATTTATAAAAAAGGAGACGAGTTAAAAAGACACAAAGATAGATTTAGTTGTGAGATATCAACTACTATGAATCTTGGCGGTGATGATTGGCCAATCTATTTAGAGCCATCTGGAGAAGTTGGTAATAAAGGAATTAAAATAGATTTAAAACCAGGTGATATGTTGGTATATTCTGGTTGTGAATTAGAGCATTGGAGAAAAAAATTTAAAGGGAAAGAATGTATTCAAGTATTTCTTCACTATAACAACAGAAAAACTCCAGGATCTAAAGATAATATGTTTGACAAACGTCCTCATTTAGGTCTTCCATCTTGGTTTAAACGATAATTTAAAGTTGTTAAGTAGAGTTATTTAATATACTTCAAATAAATGATATAATGTCTGCATGCCTTTAACAAACGTACAGATTAGACCGGGATTTAATAAGCAAGTCACAGAAACTGGAGCAGAAGGTCAGTGGACTGATGGTGATTTTGTTAGGTTTAGATATGGTCTGCCACAAAAAATAGGGGGTTGGCAACAAATAACTTCAAATACACTAGTTGGTGCAGCGAGAGATCAACTTGTTTGGGCTGATTTAGATGGTAGAAGATACTCAGCTATAGGTACTAATAAGGCTTTAATAATTTATTATGAAAATGCATTCTACGATATCACACCATTAGACACTGCAATTACTGGAGCAACATTTACAACAGCCAACACTAGTCCAACTGTAACTGTAAATAAAATTGCTCATGGTTTATTAGCAGGTGCTTTAATTAGATTTACCTCTGTTACGCCTCCAGTGGGAGCTGGTTACTTAGCTGCAGATTTTACAACAAATACTTTTGAGATTGTGACAGTGCCGAGTCAAGATACATTCACAATTACTATGGCGGCTAATGCTAATACAACTGTTGCAGCAAGTGGATCAGCAACAATAAATCCTTATGTTAAAGTAGGACCATTAAATCAAACTGCTGGTTTTGGTTATGGTACTTCTGGATGGGGCGGGTCTGCAGGAGTTATCTCAACTTTAAATGGTTTACTACAAGATGACACTGCTGGTACTGGTGGTTCAGGAACCTCAATTACATTATCTTCCGTTGTTGGTTTTCCAACATCTGGAACTATAAAAGTTGGAGCAGAGTTTATTTCATACACTGGAATTTCTACAAATGATTTAACTGGAATTACTAGAGCTGTAGCAGGCACTAGATCAGCCCATGCGAGTGGAGCTTCTGTTGAAGCTTATCTTGGATGGGGAACTTCATCATTGACTGGTGGAGTAACTTTAGAATCTGCATCATGGTCTTTAGATCATTTTGGATCAAAATTAATTGCAACAATAAAAGATGGTTAAACATTTGAGTGGGATACTATAAGTAATTCCGCTGCTGCATTAACCACACGAGCAACTGTTGTTAGTGGAGCACCAACTAAATCTGTTATGTCTATTGTTTCTGAAAGGGATAGACATTTAGTTATACTTGGAACAGAAACTACAATTGGAACTTCAAATAC